GAGCTGACCCCGCGCCACCTGTCGGGTTGATATAAGTGTGATGGTGCGGCGATTGCGTCGTCGTGTGCGCATGGTTGCCATCGTGCAGGGTATGGTTATGAAAGGCTAGCTCAGCTACGCTAAGGACATGATTCTCTTCGCCGCCTTTGGATCCGAAGGTGCGCGCCGTTATGCCACTAATTGCGCTGTTGACGTACCCTAGCGGACTGCGTCCTCGAAAATCCGGCAAGTTAAAGGTAGTGACTGCGTCGCCTGCGCCCCAATAGGTGCCTATTGCGCTGAACAACGCTGCGTAGGTCGTTCTATCCACTGCCGAACCGTCGCAGATCAGCCAGCCAGTCGGAATATTCGGACCTCCGAACATCCGGACCATTCCAGGTGGGACAAGGATATTGATCAAACTGGTCGCCAGTTTGGCGAGGGTGATCGAGTTATCCTGATAGGAATTGGTGTCGACCTTGTTGACCGAGTCCAGCAGGTAACCAACTGTGCCTGCGCTATCGACCGTCTTGAATTTTCCGGTAGTTTCCAGGCCAATTGAGCGCTCGGCGCTCCCTGGTCTTCGGAAGGAGATCGCCGGGAAATAACCGTCGTTGGCGGCATTGGCACTGGTCGCCAAAACCTGAAAGCCCGAAGTGCTCGGAGAAGCGGTGCCGACCACGGTGTCAAAAGTGTCGACGAATGAACCGCCCATGCTGGCATCCCCGGCGCGACTTATCGGAACGTATCCGAGAGAACCGATGATTGCTCCTTGCGTGCTGACATTAGCCGGAGTGTTTATCACCGTTCCCGATATAGCGTTGCCAGGGTAACCTGGCAGATTCGTTGCCGTGACAACGTTCCCAGCAATACTGACCGCCCGATAATAACCGGCTCCTGCGATATTGATGGTCGATCCGGCAGGAACCTTGGTCCCATCAGTCATCGTGACGGCAACATTGGAGTTTACTGCCGGAACGGTAAAATTCGCAGATGTGGTCGTTAACAGGGTTCCTGAATCCAAATCAGTCCCGGTGATTGCTCCGTCCGCAATCGCTGCACTGGTCACGCTCCCAGTTTGATAGGCGGTGCTAGGGATGACGTTGGACAAGAACAGCGTGGGCCGCGCAATACAGCCATCCTGCAGCATCGTGGAGTCGACTGATGGCGTCGTGATGAAGAGCGAGGCGTCGTCGACAAATTCGGTGGCGAGCTCCCCAATCTGGAATTTGAGTCGGCTGAAATTGATCGTCTTGGTTGCCGCCGAAAGCGCTCCGGTTGGGATGCGGATCTTCAAGAACAAGCCGTTGGCAACATTGGATAGACTCGTCAGATCGATAGTCGCCTGCACCGGAGTCCAGGCAGCAGTCGGACAGGTCTGCAGGTTGACCGTGGTTTGCAACGTGACGACGCTGAAATTATTGAACGCGTTGGCAGTCCAGACCTCGAATACCGGCGAGACGTTGGCACCGGAGTTGTTCTCGATCAGTCCGCTGACCGTGCATTTCCTGCGCAGCACCGCCGAAAGATCGGCGCTGATCTGCTGGCCCACGCTGCAATCGGTGACGTTGACCGCGCCGACAATCTGCAGACTGAAGAGGCTGTACAGATCCGGCACATTAGCCGAACGCAAGCTGTTAACCGCAGCGCCATTGGGATTGACCAACCAATAGTTAGCGTTCTGGGTCTCGACACCGACAGGACAAGTCTTTCCGGCGGGAGTCGCCCAAAAACTGGAATAGAAATTCCCGTTACGCCAATAATTCTGATCGTTGACCGGCGTTTCCAGCGCAAGATCGACTATCGGAGTCGCCGCCAAATTGAGCTTGTCGACGGTGATAATGTCGGTCTCAAGAAACTGATACGAAGGGCGTACAATGAGGTCAGCCATTAAACTTGTGTCCTTGGTTCGCGCTGGTCTTCGTAGTCCTCGACAATCACTGAGCGGACTCCGAGAAAACCTTCGTCATTCTGAATCCTGAACTGGCAGTACCGTCCATAGCCACTCACGTCGAAGCGCTCAGTGGATTGCTGTTGCCGTTCGACCTGAATTCCGTTCGCGCCCAGCATGAATCCTTGCTGGTTAGGGGGCGCCCCTAGGGGATAATTGGTTTGAAATCCTACGGAGTAATCTTTGCGTCTGGCGCTCGCATGATCATTTCCAAGATTAGCTGGATTCCAGTTCCTTTTCCCGAACGTGTCGTATGTGATTCGGTTCTTCGTCCGGTTTGCCGTAAGCGTCTTCACATTTGAGCCATCGACAAAAGCCTGCACCGTGATCGAGGGATTCCAGCTCGCAATATCGATACCGACTCGCGGGAAATTGTTTCGAGGACCGATTCCAGCATAACCACGGGTGAGAACCGCGAACTTGATCTGGCGTTCGAACTCGCCGCTATTGCCCATGAGATCGGTTTTACCCTGCTCTAGCAACAGGATGAGACCTTTCTGCCGGTCGATAGCAAACAAGCGTCTTTCGCCGATATAGTTGGTCTTAATCAGGTCATCGATCCGGAAATCGGGATCATCAAAAGTGTCGATGGATTCCCATGATGTAGTGACTAGGTTGTAGACCAGCAGTACGTTGTTGCGAGTAGCGTTTACTAGCGGCACGGCAAAGTAAACACGCTCGCGTCTGGCTTCGGCTCGGATCCCGGCGGCACACGTCCAATTAATCGAGTCGATCAAGGGGTTGATGTGATCACTGACCGGCAAGGAACCCGCTTGCGGCGAGCCTTCAAAGACTTGGGAGATCTTATATACTCCGCTCCTGTCCATGAAAAAAATGTCGCCGCTGACCGCCACCACTGCTTTGAGTCCGCACAGGCCCAGTGTACCTGGCAGCTTTTGCAGCGTAGTGGCGGACAGGTCGCCCGTGACGTTAGCCATCTGGAAAATGGAATGTTGTTTGAAGAGCATCACCGTTGCCTGCACCCAGGGAAAAATCCGCACCAAGGTATCGGCCTCACCGGCATTGACCCGGAAATCGTTTGCGACCCAGACATACAAACTCGATTCGATATCGCTAATCGCCATTCCGTCTCTGTCGTGCGGGGCCAAAATCCGATTTGCAAACGTCTCTGCGGTATAAGCGGGCGGCATCGCTTTACGTGTTGTGTCAGTGCCGGGATCTGGTAATTCCTGCCAGTAAACACTGAAATCACCTTTCCAGACCAACGGCGTCATCGTCGGGCCGCGCCACATGTAGAACTCGTTGAAAGCTTGACTGAACTCGACCGGGTAATTGATGATCGATGACATCGGCACCATCGTGCCTTGACCACCGTCATAGGTGAACCAGACACCTGCGGCCACTGCGATTGCTAGGTATTCCTGTCCGTTTGGGTCAGAGTAAATGCCCACTCCGTAGATCTGGCCGTAGCTAGTGTAATTGAAGGCGCCTGGGCAGATACAGCCTTTGCGCGTTGCCAAGCCACCATTTTCTATTCTGGCGTTGTACCCTTCCTGATACCAGCCGGTGAGCATCTGGGCCGGATCACGAGTCTTCAAGTCCATGCCGACAAAAGACGTGTCGCCGGTTTGCGCGATTTCCTCATCCCCGGGGCCTAAGGGTTTTTGCCAGGTAGACATTTAGACCGGTTCTCCGGTAACGACATCCAGGCCGCTCATCTTGCGGTTGTGCAACTGAGTGATCGAAAGTCCCAGCTTGAGCTGAAAATGCGGTTCATCGCGAAAACCTTTCCAAGCACCGCCCCACTCTAATCCTAACGATTGGCCGATCTCGCCGCATTTCGCGTAATCGGGACTTTCGCCGAAGTACTTCTTTCCGTCCGCGCTGAAGATTCCAACATCGAATGCGGTCCCAAAGTTATGCCAGCTTTGTCCTCCTTTAGCCTTGGTGACGATCTTTCCTGGCTTAGTCCGTCCTTGAGCATAAAGTTCGTTCTGCTCCTGATACGAGCGCAGGCCGCTAATCACCTTGGCATTAATTCCCTGCGCAACAGCCGTCTCGATCAGTTTAGTGGCCAAAGGCTGCAGCTCCGGATGCAGGGTCGCGATGTTGCGAGCGCTTCTTTCGTCAATGGCCATTAGCACCTCCATTGGTTGGAGAAGGATAAGCTCGCTCGAGCGTTACCGGGGCTAGCGCTCGATTAATCTGATCTAAGATTTTGGTATCGTTCTCCATGACGGAATTTTGGCCTTTTAACAGTTCATTCTGTTTCTGGAGCAGTTTGGTTTGGTTATCCAGCGAGTCGCGCATGTCGCGAACAACGCTCGCCAAAGTCCTGCGGTTGGCCGCACTATCCTCATTGCCTTTGTGAAACTCGTCTGTAGCTCCCTGCATCCAGCGGTGAATTTCTGCTACTTGTCTGAAAACCTCCTGTCGTATGCGTTCCTGACCTTCCCAAGTCACTCGTCTGGAGACTTCAATCTCCTGTTTGTTGCGATCAGCGCTATTCCATGTGGCGACCCAATTCCCGAACCCGCTCAAGCCGACGAGCAAGAGAATCCCGAA